TCACGCCGTTGCGCTGGAACGGCCCACCGCACGGCTCAGCGCCCGGGTCAGGTCCGCCGACAGATACGGCTTGACCAGCAGTACTCCGGACAGCATGGACTCGGGCAGCTGCTCAGCCAGCATTCCGGTGGCAAGCACGAACGGTACGCCTCGCGCCGACAATGCTGCCGCCACCGGCTCGCTGGTCTCGTTGCGGGCCAGGCGATAGTCCAGCAGGGCCACATCGGGAACCGAGTCTTCCAGCACGCGCAATGCTTCAGCCACGCTCGCCGCCAACCCGACCACGGTCGCGCCGGCATGCACCAGCTGCATCTGCAGCAAGGCTGCGCTCATCTCGTCGTTCTCGACCACCAGCACCCTCAGGTCCTGCAACACTGTCATCGGCTATGGCTCCTGGAGGCATTCAAGCCGGCGCAGTATAGCCATCGCAGAGCCGATGCCGACAGGAAACGCCTCGATCTGCCTTGCCCCTATGAAAGCCCTGCCCTCCTCGGTTACACTCACACGCTGCCTGCCGGTGTGGCGGAATGGTATACGCAGCTGACTCAAAATCAGCCGGGGGTGACCCCATGAAGGTTCGAGTCCTTTCACCGGCACCAAAGACCCTTGTGGCATAAGGGTTTCCAAGAAAATGGCGTAATGGAGTCGTGAATCTTCCGGCTCCGCCTTTTTTCTTATCTCTCTTCTCTCTCGCTACACCCCGCGCCGCAACTGCTCCAGCCCTGCCCTCAACCGCGCCTTGCTGCGGACGTCCCTGGCTCGGGGCTTCGTCTCTAACGGCGGATTGCGCGGCTCCAGCGCCGCCTTGATCCGCTCGATCTCCTTCGCTCCGGCCTCAGCCAGGCGCCGAGCCTGTTGCTGCTGCTCGCGCGTCGGCGGCAGACCAGGCAGTGGCGGGGGCAACTGGATCGGCGTGCTGTCGGTCAGCCGGGCGACGGCCTCACGCAGAGGTAGCTCGGGATACAGCCGGGCGGCGCACCAGCGCTCGGCGTAGCGCTTCGCCTGTCGGACGTTGGCGGCGCGCGCTTCCTTGGTGTGCCACATCTTCTGGCCCTCCATCCACAGCCGGACGCCAGGACCGCCATCGAGCGTGACGTTCGCCGTTTCCCGGCCGTTGTACCAGAGCGCCCAGCGCTCCCCGGTCTGGACCCAGCCAGAGGGGATCGGAGCAGTGCGGAAGCCGTGGGAAGAGCGCATGGCCGGAAGGATACGGCCGGCCGTCGCAGATCCTGCGAACACGGCGGTGACCTGCCTGAATCGTTCGGGCTGCGTGCCGGCGCGGCTCACGCCCCCATGGTTGAGCTGCCTGCCGGCCTTGGATGCGGATGCGTCAGGGTCCGATGCCTTCCGCCCAGACCTGCGCTATCGGGCAATTAACCACTGATACTTGGGCGTTCTCCCTACGCCGCAAACCTACCCTCTTAGAAACTGAGCCTATTGCCGTCGAAGCTACTCCGGCGCTAGGCCTTCCGCTCGCGTGCTCCGGGAGCAGCGCTCGAGCACGCGAAAGTTCAATCACGCTGCCTGAAGAACGCGCTCCGCGCCTTCTTGGGCGGAGGTGACAGGATAGAAACGTAGACGGGCCGCATCGGCCTCAGCCTCGATTTCCTGCCTCGCCACATCTACCGCCTGACGCTGCCGTCTATCAAGAGTCGCATCGTCGTTGCGGCTCACTGCACCGATTAGGGCAGCATTTGCGATTCCGGTGAGCTCGCGCGCACGTTGTAATTCGAACAAACGGGCGCGCGCATCTCGAATGCTCGCGCTGACACGGGTAGGATGCAAGACGCTGAAATGCATCACGGCGCCTGGCGAGCAGAACCCGAAGCGCACACGCTGACCGCCCTGAACCAGCTGCGCCGTACGACCGAAGTAGTCTGCGAACTCCGGCCGCAGCCCGACTACGATGTCGCGCACCTCGGTGCTGAAGCGCCTATTTATCTCCTCCGGAAGAGGTGTGTCAGACTGGTCCAGTTCCTCAAGCTTCGCCAGATTAGCCATGCTGGAATACAGTAGTGCAGCCGTCCTCAGCAACGCCGGCACGGTTGCAGCACTGGTCAGACGAACTCCACCTGGGAAGAGGCCCATGAATGGACGATCCAGCTGGCCAAGGCCATCTTCACGTTGATTCGCCATTGCCAAGAATGACTTTAGAGCGTGCTCGATCAGCTTCCGAGCTCCGCCTGCTTGCTTTCCAAACATCCCGTCCAACACCTCGTCGCGGATCAGACGCGACACCCCGTGGGCACCATCAAAGGAATAGATGATCCCGGCGAGGATTCGTTCCCCAGTTCCAGACACCGGCTCCCAGAATAGAGGCCGCCAAGCGTGCATTGCCCTTCTGTCTGTGGCGCTGCCTGTTTCGGTCAAGATCGTATTCATGGAGTTTGGCTCAAGAGATCGTGGGGCCGCGGGAAGCGTGCCAAAATCCGCATGCCGAGGGTATCAAGGCGCTGTAGAACCAAATCTTGCCAAGTAGCGCAATCGTGCAGTACACCGATCTCACCAGCTGCGTCGGCAACGGCATCACGATCCAACGAGGCCCATCTTGCTATGGCCGCCTGGCTGGTCTGACCAGCGAGCCCATTGATGGTTGCGATCTCGCAGAGAATGTTCCGATCCGGCATTGCAACGCCGTTGCCAAGCGCAAACGCATGGTCAATCCACGCTTCTTCTGAACCGTCCCAAAGAATGTTCCCCAAGTTGCGATCTCTGTTATCGATTGCCTCATCGAGCGCGATCGCGAGAGAAGTGGTTGGGAACGACATCACGACATCGAAAGCCAATCTCGTCAATTCGTCAGCCTCCTCCGCAGAGAGATTCTGACTGTCGAGACCCAGCGCCTTCTTGAGATTTGGATACCCTACGTCGGCGCTCGCAAATGAAATCCGATCAGGCTCATTTACGAGGTACGGCGCAGGGACCCTCAGGCCCCATTTCGCGAGCAGCATGCCGCAGAGGGCCTCCGCGAACACCAAGTCTGGAGTGTCCCTTTTGAGAACCGCCGCGACCTGTTCTCCATCCTCAATTTCTATGACACAGCGTAAAGCGCCGGTGATTCCGTCGCCTGCAGGGGTTTCCGTACCTTCAACCAGTGTTGCCCAAGCCAGCGTCATCCTTTCCCCCTGCCCAAGACCAAATCGTCGGTGAAAATCGAGCCATCGTTCGCCAGATGATCAACCGATCCTTTCCGCCAGTCTAGTTCTTGGGCCCGTGCGGGGGAAATCGTCAGATCGGTCCCAGATCCTTCAGGACCGCCTGGCCCTGCTGCAAGAACCCGATCAGCAGACGACCGCCGGCCACTTGCCGGCCCATCTGCTCATTGAGGTAGTTCGCCTGGAGCCGCCCAGCGGTCATCAGATCGGACTGCAGCATGCTGGGCGCGACGCCCTTGAGTGGGTCACCTGGGGACGCGAAGTGACCACCGATCGGCTGGACCGTGGTTGCGCGCCGACTGTCGCTCTTGGCATAAGCAGTGGCCATCATCCTGCCACTTCCCGACGACCAACCGCCCAGGATGATCTCGGTCCCCAGCTGTTCGATTGGCAGGTCAGCCTCCGCCGCGGCCTTCTCGTAGTTCAGCCATAGCTGGTCCATTACAGATCCCATCTCGGCGGACAGCTTCTCAATGGAGAAATCCGCACGGAAGCTGGCCTGCAGGACCAGCTCGTAGATCTTCAGGAAAAACTGGGCTGCGCCTCTGGTAGCCAGCAGTACGTTGTGCTGCGGAATCAGGAGCATCTTGGCGCCGGCAGAGTGGGCGCCGGTCAAGGCATCCTCCGCAAGGGTGTCCACTGCAACGACAAGCTGGTCACGGCTGATCAGAACATTGAGGATGCTCATAGCGGACTCGTCTAGAGGTCCGCAGACTATCACCTCCCCCTTCCCGCCTGTCGAGACCGCCATGACCACCGAAATCACGGAAATCCTCGATCGCCTCCACTCCTGCGAGGCTGCCATCGAGGTCCATCGCGGTTACCTGAAAGCCATGGAGTACGCGCTGCGGGTGTCTGTACTGACCCACCCCGCGCCGGAGCAATTGACCGAAACGTGGACGCAGCTGCTGCCAGGCATCGCAGCGAAGCATAGAGGCGACGGAGGAGAGCTCTTCGCTGCCGCCTTTGAACAGTCGTTACGTCTTCTCACCGAGCAAATCGGCGACGCTCGCCCCTAATTTTCACTTGGCTAGTGCCGGCGCGGCGCAGCTCCCGCGCCCCCGGGCTCAGCTACGTGGCGGCACGGCTTCCTGCGTAGAGAATTTTGTCCAGCACGAAGTTCTTAACAATTCATGCTGTATGGTTGACGCATCTGGCTCCTCTCAGGCGCGAAATCCTTCGCCCCCGTGTCTAGCCCCTCACAGGCATGACACATGACACCCTCGACTGCTTTCCGGATCCTTCGGATCCGCCCTTTGCTGCGCCTGAATGGGATGATCGAGCGAGTCGACACTCTCCAAGTGAAGTGCGGCGCATGCGGGGACGAATCGCGTATGTCCCGCGGCTGTGGGCTCTCAGATATCCCGGGTGGCGTGCAGCTAACTTGCCCGGCCTGCAATACGACGGGAACCTTGACCGTCGACCAAGCATGGGTCCTCTGGGGCGACCAGATGAGAAGGGATAGGATCTTGGCGCTCGCTGGGTTGACGCCTGATGATCTAGGTCCCACCTGATCTTGGCTTCGGCCTACACACCCCGGCCACGGCCGGTCGAACTACCCTTCGGCCATGTGCGGCCGATTCGTCCAGCTCCCAGTGATCGACTTCGGCCAGCCGGGGCTGGCTGACCTTGCCCCCGGCCTGGCCGAGATCCAGGCCAGCTACAACCTAGCGCCGACGCAGCGCGCCTCGGTGATCTTGGACCGGGGCGAAGGCCGGCAGGTCACCCGGCTGGCATGGGGCCTGCTGCCGTTCTGGGCCAAGGCCAAGGGCCTGCAGGGCTCGACCATCAATGCCCGCATAGAGACCGTGGCCACGAAGCCCGCCTTCCGGTCGGCATTTAAGAAACGCCGCTGCGTGATCCCCATGGCCGGGTACTACGAGTGGTCGGTGAGCCCGATCGACGAGAAGAAAGACCCCTGGTTCATCCACGCAACCGGGCCGCTCCTGGCCGCCGGCCTGTGGGAGGACACCAGCCCCCTGCTGCCCGACGGAAACCTGGGCACCTTCACCATCATCACCGGAGACAGCAGCGGCGTCTCGGCCGACATCCACGACCGCATGCCGGTGTGGCTGCAGGCCGGCCAGATCGATGAGTGGTTGGTCGCAAGCCCCGACGACGCCATGGCGATGCTCCTGGCCAGCGAGCCTCCGGCGATGGAGGCTTATCGGGTCAGCCGCGCGGTGAACACGCCGCGGAACAACCGCGAGGACCTGCTGCAGCAGGTCGCATAGGCGCGCTTCAACCGAACCCTAGCGGCATCTTGGTCCGGTGCAACCGGTCAGTAGTTCGTCACATCCACGGCCATCACGATCCCGACCACGGCCTGGTTTGGTGAGCCGCCAGTCCCGATTTTCGGGATGGTGATGGCGTTGCCGAACAGGCCGTGCTTCCCGCTAATGCCCTGCCCGTTGCCGATCCCCATCACAGTGAAGCTGTTCTGGAACGTGCTGGTCGCCGGCGCGCAGATCACCCCGGCGACCGTCTTGCCGGTGAAGTCAGGGAACCTGTCCTCTTCCATGCCGCCATTGGGAAAGACGCCGCCTACACCGATGATCCGCATGGGCTTTGCACCCAGCGCGTACGTCAGCCGGCCGTTCGCATCCCACAATGCCAGATACTGCGCATCCTCGTTGGCGGGGCGATCGAACACGTACGCCCAGCCTTGCAGGCGCGCGGGCGTATTCGTCCACAGCGTCAGCCGGAACTGATTCGGACCGATCTCCTGAAGCTGAGGGAAGAACGGATACGGATCACCGATGAATGCCACCATCGGCGCCTCGGCATCGATAATCATCTCCGCATACTTCCAGTTGCCCCCCGGGTTGTTTCCTGGGTAGGTCACCGGCGAAACATCGATGCGTATTTTCTGCTTCAGCACCAGCGACGGGGTGTCCTCGCTAATCAGCGTGGTCCCAGCGTCGCTAAAAATCTCTACTGTGGCCTTTGCCATCACCGCACTCCGTAGTAGAACTTGACCGGTTTGATCGTGCCGACGAACTGACCGCTGCCATTCTTGTTCAACGCCCAGTACACCCGGCCATTCGCGTAACCAACCACGGGAACGTAGCCAAGCGAGTCGGAGGGAATGATGGGGATATAGAAGAACTCCCCAGGCGGCAGATTGGCAGCAAAGCCATTGCCAGGCGTTGTATCCGACCACGCCACACCGCACAGCAGGCCCAACCGGCTGGCGAGGTCCCATAGCCGATTGCCGTTCTCATCGTTCACTTCCATCACAATCTGCATGCCGCCTCCTGTCGGTTGCAGAGAGCCGGGTTCCCAGCCCTTCTTGGTTGATCACGGCACAACCCCCCATCGCATACGCAGACGCCCGTTCTGGTCGTAAACACGCCAGTTTCCGTCGCTGAACTCAGTGCGCATACCGGCGCTTGGAGATGACACACGGAACATGTCAGCCAGCACGTCGAAGGCAGATATCTCACCCGTAGCGGATAGCTGCACGCCACCGATCTTCTTGTCAGCACGCACGTTCACTCCCCACTGTGCGGATGCCTCCTGGCCGCCTGCTGTCCACGCTGGCGCGGTGGATGCTCCGTCAAGGACCTGACTGAACATCGGACGGAACATCCAGAAGTAGGGAGCGGACGTATCTGCACCTGCCGCTGCGCGGATGTAGACCGCCATGCGCGCACGACGGGCGCCCGGCGGGGCCTTGGAGATCACGAAGGGGCGCGGGAGGCTAGTGAGGCCACTGGTGGCGGAGTTGCCCCAATTCGACGGCACCCAGGTGCTGGATGGCGATGCCAACTGGTTGCCCGCAGAATCATAGAAGAACAATGCCAGCTGCGAGTCGCAGCGGTGAAGCTGCATGTATGCCGAAATGGCGTAGGTTCTGCCGGGTTCGATTGCAACGTCGGTATCCATACCGAACACTCGAATCTCACCCACTGCCGTGCCGCCCTTGGCTACCGAACCCAAACCAGTGACACCGGGCTGGTTCCAGGCGTTGCCGCCGGTCGGATTCCCAAGCTCGTTGAACCAGTCACCCTCGTTGCCCCACCAGCTCCAACCGCTGCGATTCCACATTGGGAAGGTGGAATTTGGCAGTAGGTTGCCAGACGCCCCCAGCGACTTCATAGTTGCGTCCATCGTCACTACAACCGCCGAATCGGCTTTGCCACCAAGCTGTGCCTGCACACCCTGCACCGCGCTGGCGTTGGCCGTGATCTGACCATCATGGCGCGTAGCGGTCGCGTTTAGGGTACTAAAGCCGCTAGAAAGTGCATCTACGTTACGGCCTTCGTCGAAGGTAGTAGCGTATCGACCCGTCTCCAACTTGGCACGACGGAATGACGCGTTGGAGTCGGTGTCGTAGCTATAGACTACGATCTGCACCTTGGCGCAACCCGGGGGAGTTTCGCCAGTGAACTCGTAACGCTTCCAGGTGCCCGGAGTATGGGTTGCGTCTGCACGGGGAGTCGTTCCGATGCGGTTATTGGCAGCGTCGAAGAACTCCATCTGCGCAAACACTGCACCGCGAACGTTGTTGCGGTACATGTCTACGCTTCCGGTGAACGGAGTGTAGGAAGCTCCACCGAAGGGGACTGCTTGGAACAGGTAGCGGTAGTCACCAGGGCGAGCGAGGAGTTGCAGAAATGTACCGCTCCAATCGGTGTAGCTAACAATAATCCCATCAGTACCTACCCAATTCGTCAGACCGTCCGACCACTTCGGGTTCTGGAGCAGGTTCGGGTTGGACGAGTCCAACCTTGCCTCAAGCCGGCCTGTCTGCGTCGCCTGCGCGGCGAGGCCCTGTTCAGTCTCCGTGACGCGCGTCGTCAACCCGCCAATCGCCGATGCGTTGGCGTTGGTCTTGCCATCCACATCGCCAACACGCGACGACAACTGCATGAGCTGCTCAGCCTGACTGTCAAGTCGCCCACCTTGCTGTGTCACCTGGGTGGTGAGCCCACGGATAGCCGAGGAATTGGCAAGTTCCTTGCCTTCCAGATCCGTGACCTTCCCGCCTATCTGAGTGAGTTGCTGTGTGTGGGCGGAGATCGTATCGCCGTGCTGGCTTACCGTAGATGCAAGCCCGCTGATAGCCGACGAATTGGCGGCGACGCCGCCCTCCGTGAAGGCCACTCGATCGGTAAGGCTGGTGAGGCTCTGCGAGTTTGCCCGTACCTGCCCGTCGATCGTATTCACCTCTGACCGAAGCAGAGCCACAACCGCACTATCAGCCTTTTCACCAAGGCTCACACCGATCTGATCGATCTGTTGTCCCATCGCGGCGTGCTCGGCCGCATTCGCTTGTGCCAGCTGCTGGACGCTCGCCTCACTTGCTGTCTTGCCATTTCCATCCGGCATACGAGCGTTGATCAGCTGAATTGCCTGGGCATTGACCCCGTCGCCGTTGATACGTGCATCACGCTCACTGGCCACCAGGCCCGAGCGCACGCCCGTCACGTCGCTTCCTTCGTAATCACCTCGCATTTGCACGGCAAGCGATGATCGCTGGAGCGCCTCGGCTGCGTCCGCAGCGATTCGGGCTTGGGTCTCCTCCTGCACCAGGGCGACCGACGCGCCGGGTTGCGGGCGCCCCACCGCAACGTAGTCGATAAGGTAGTAGTCCGCGACGGTCTGAGCATCCCCGACTTGAAGGCGGATTGCGTCGATGGTTGCCGGCCACCAGGCAACGTCCTGCACGTCGATCGTGGCCACGCCATCACCGTCCCATACAGGCTCTCGAGCACTGGCGCTCTTCGCCGCGTTCCAATCCTGATCAACGGTGGTGATCCATTGCAGGAGGCCTTTCCATGTCGGCGATCCCACGCGCTTTAGACGCAGCTTCACAAAGCGATAGGCGCTGCCATCGACGGCCAAGGCCACCGGCGACTGCACCCAGGGCGCGGTGGCGTGGTTGGCGGGCCGCAGCCAGCCATCCACGAGCGTCGGGGCGCCGTTGCCGGTCCATCCGTCAGTCGTCTGGTTGAAGGGCCAGATCTCGATGCTGTCGAACTGCGTGCCGCTGCCGGCTGCAACCTCCGACACCGAGCGGGCCAGTGACTCGTCGGCGCTCTGCCGCAGTTGCTGTTCCTGGGTGATCGCCGCTTCGCGCGCCAGCTTTTCATTCAGGATGGCGTCGATTCTTGCTTGGGCTTCCGCGCTGATCGCCTGCATGGCCTCGGTCACGCCCTGCTGCCGCAGCAGCGCCTCCGCGATCAGGTCCTGCGCCGCCTGTGCCAGCCCGGCGGCGCGAGCAGCCGCCTCGTCTGCGATCGCTTGGATGCGGGCACTGATCTCCGCCGCCAGCTTGGCCTGCTGCTCAGCCAGGTCCTTGGAGGTCGTGGGCGGAACAACACCCACCACGGTTCCGGTGCCTGTCTTGCCGCGCACGGTCGGGGTGATCTGGAACCACCACGTCTTGCCGCTGCCGTCGCTATAGACATAGCGCGTCTCGGTGGTGCGGTGGATCTCCGTCCAGGGGCCGTCCTGGCTCTCGCTGCGCGAGATGACGTAGACCACGCCCTCCAGATCGACGGCGTCCCATTCGAGCACGACGCCGTCGGCCACCGGCGTAGGATTGACCCCATTCGCCGGCGGCACGTCCGGCGCCTTGAAGGGCACCGGGAACCACGTGGAAAAGCGCGGCGCCACCGGAGACGCGGACGGCAGCCCGCCCACGCCGACTTCCACCAGCGTGAGTTTCCTTGCTTGCATTGCTGATTACCTCGCGTTGAGTGCTTCGCGCAGCGCTGAACTGCTGGCGTTGCGTACGCCCTGGGTAGTGGTGGACACGAGCTGGCGGAGCAGCTGGTTCTGTTCGGCGAGCAAAGCGTTGCTCTGCTGTATGGCGGCGGTTGTTTGCGTCTGAGCGTCGTTGTTAACGACCAGGTCGAACACGGCCCGGCTGAAGTTGTCCGGCAACGCCTCGATGGCGTCGGCCAGCGTCCCCATGCTGGTGCCGTCCTGGCTGTTCAGGTCGCCGACCTTCATGCCATCGATCAGGCCCGTCACGCGGCCGTACAGGCTGTTGTAGTCCTGCCCGCTGGCGTAGAGGTTCCGACCAAAGCCCAGCGCGGCCTGAGCGGCCGCCTGCGCGGCGCTGGTGTCGCCACCGGACACCGCCCGCTCCAGCTCCTTCATCGCCTCGCCCAGCTTCTCCTGGTCCGTCAGCGGCGAAAGGTCACTGATCGACAGGCCGTACTGCATGGCCTTCTTGTCCTTGTCGATCTGCGCCTGCAGCTTGCCCATGTTGGTGGCACGAAGCGCCTCGATCTTGGCCAAGTCCTCCGCCCGAGCGCCGGACAAGCCGAGCGCCTTGGCGTAGTCGTTGGCCGACTTCACCTGCTGGCGATACGTGCGCTCGATCGACAGCGCCTGCGACTGGTACTGCGTCAGGTTGGCCGTCATCAGCTGGGTGCTCACGTCGGCCATGAGGCTGGCGTAGTTGCCGAGCAGCCCGGTCACCTTCTGCACCTGGGTGGCCAAGTCCGTGCCGGCGACGCCGGCCAGGTCTTGGAAGTAGTCAACCGCCTTGTTGACCTTGTCGACTTCCAGCCCGTTGAGTGCTCGGCCCAGCTCATCGGCATTGCCCACGGCCAGCGCGATCGACGCACTGAGCGCGGTGAACACGTCCGCCGACTCGAAGTAGCCGTCGAGCTGGCCACCGAACCCCGCCGCCTTGACCGCCTCGGTATACAACCGATTGGTCATGTCGCTGAGGTAGGCCTCCAGCTGCGCCTTGGCCTCGGTGGAGTCCGCAGACAACTGGAGCTTGCCCAGGTCTACTCGCACGCTGCCGAGCTTCTGCGTCAGGTCCACACCCAACTGCTTGGCAAGGTCGGTAGCCGCGCCACGCACCTGCCGCGCCGCCATATCGAACGTGCGATCGATGCCCGGATCTAGTGCGCCGAACTGCGTCCACTTCTTGTCGCTGCGGAACAGGCCGCCCTTGGCCTTGATATCCGCATAGCTCTGGCCGTCAAAGCCGCCGAAGCCATAGCTGCCGGTGATGCCTTGGCCTGTGACCTTGGGCGCCTGTCGGCCGAACAGCTTGGCGTGGATGCTGGAGCCAGACAGGATCGAAGCGACCTTGTCGTTGAAGCCGAGGGCACGGAACCCCTTGTCGGCCAGCCCCACCGCACCGGCTGTGGCGATCTTGCCGGCCCAGCTCTCACCGTTGGCGATGTTCCAGCCCTGATCGAACAGCTGGGCGTTCTTCATCATGCCGGCCACGATCCAGCCGATGATCGGCACCGCCGCAGCCGCCGAGCCGGCCGCACCAGCTCCCGCACCGGCACCAGCGCCGGCGCTCCCGCCGCCAATCAGCCCCGAGAAGCTGGAACCGGTCATCCCGGCCATGCTGGTCACGTCGCCGAAGCCTGTCAGGGTTCCCGCCGCGGCACCTGCCGAACGACCGAAGCCGAACAGGCCCTGCCCCTTGGAGAGCAGGCCGGCCACGGTGCTCACGTTCTGGCCGCCGGCCGCAGAGCCATTGCCGCCGAACAACCCCATCAGACTCTGCAGGTTCAAGCCACCGCCCTGCCCGTTCATCCCGTTGAGGATCTGCGTCTGGATCGGGATCACCAGCTTCTGCTGCAGGAACTCGCGGGCGAGGTCACGCAGCCCGCGCTTGGCTGCATCTTTCAGGTCGTCCCACAGGTTGTCGAAGTCCCGCATGCCGCCGGCAACGAAGTCGGCCATGGCGTCAGCGGCATCGCCTACGCCATTGATGACCACGCCGGCCCACGCCTCAACATTGGCAGCAACCTCCTCCGCACGCAGCGACAGATCGGCCGATGCCCGGGCGGCGCCGAGCATGGACTGCTCGTACTGCTCGTAGCTCGCCGCCCCCTTGGACAGCGCCAGCGCCTCCTTGCCGCCAGCGGCCTCCACCGCCTTCTGCAGCTCCTGCCGCATGTCTCGCTCGTTCATCATCTCGCGCCGCGACAGCTCACGCGCACGGCCGACCTTGCCCAGCATGGCGGCCTCGGCATCCATCGTCGCAAGGAGCGCCTCGGGGCTGGCCAGGGCCTTCTTGATCTCCGCGCTGGACTGCTCCAACGCCTTCTGCGACTCCAGGATCAGCGTGTTGTACGCGGCCCGCTCGATGCGCCCTTCCTTCAGCGCCTCCTTCAGCTTGTCCTCGAGCTGCTTCTGTCGCTCGGTGGCCTCGGCCAGTGGCCCGGCCATCGTTGCCGCAGCCATTGCAGCCTGCTCGTTGTAGCGCTTGATCGCTTCCGCATCTGCCTTGCGATCCTTGGCGCCTGCGCGCTCAGCGGCTGCCGACGCCTTGCGCGACTCCGTGAAGTTCTTCTGCGCAGCGGCCAGCTCCGTCTGGAGCCGGATGTACTGTGCGCCCTGCTCGATGTACTGCTTGACCTTGGGGTCATCGCGCTTGGAGAAGTCGACGCCGCTGGCTTGGGCCTCCTTGAACCAGTCATTCACGTCCAGCTTTGCGACTTCGGCTGCACTTTTGCCCACGCGGGCGAGCTGACCCGGCAGCGACTGCATTGCCGACGCGATGCGCTTGCCAGCCGCGCCTGCCGCGTCTCCCAGAACGTTGAACGAACCCGACAGGGCGTCAGTTGCGCTCTTCGCTTGAGTACTGCTGCCCGTGAAGGCGTCGAGGATCGCACGCTTACGATCGACCTCCCTGCCAGCAGTGGCCGCGGCAGCGGTCTCTTCCGTGAGGCTCTTGGCCACGGTGGCAGCAGCTGGCGAGCCAGCGATCATTGCTCGCCATGCCGCCTCCAGACCATCGGAGAACTCATCGGCGCCAATCTTGCCGGCCTTAAACGCGGCATCCAGCCGCTGCGTCTCCTGGATGAACTCTGAAGCCTGGCTCGCGGTGGCAAAGTTCGTCGCCGCAGCGACCATCTCCGTAATCGAGCTGGTGATGGTCCGGTAGTTCTCGTCGATCTCCTTCTGCAGTCGAAGGACCTCGCCGGCCTGCATCTGGGCGTTGAGGGTCTTGAACTTCTCGATGGCCGTGTCAGCCGCACCACCAAAATCGATCAGCGCAGCCGACGCAATCTTCGTGTTGTCGCGGAAGATCAACCAGCCCGCGGCGGCAGTGGCCAGCATGGTCACAATTCCCGCCGGACCTCCCAGCATGGCAAGCGTCGCTGATCCAGCACGCGCAAGCCAGCCGGCGTTGGCCGCTGCGGCCTGCGTTTGGGCCTGAGCCAGCAGCAGCGTGGCCTGTCGATGCTCAAGGGTCGCTGCAGCGGCTTTGCTGCTCACGGACACGCTACCGCCGATCGCAGCCGTGCGGCGCACCTCCGCCTCCGCATCGAGCATTGCGGCACGCGTCCGCAGCTCGAGCTGCTGCGCAGCGGCCAAGTTCTGCGCCGCTGCGGCCCGATCTGCCACCATACCAGCGTTGGCCGCAGCGACCCGCGCCAGTAGGGCTTTCAGCAGCGGTCCAGATGCGACTGCGGCTCCGGCGACAGCTACCATTTCCAGATTGCTGCCGAGGGCACCGATGCCGGCTGCGAGCGCCTTGGATGCGCCGGTAGCCTCGTCGGCACGGCCAATCATGACCTGCAGGCTGTTGTTGAACAGCGTCATTGCCTGCCCAACGGTGGAATCCATCTTGCCGAACGCCTCGTCCACAGCGCCAGCCTGGCTCTGCAACGCGTTGATCACCTGCTGTGACGACAACTTGCCCGCGGCGCCCAGTTCACGCAGCTTCCCGATCGGTACGTTCAGGCCCTTGGCGATGGCCTGTGCCAGGGCTGGCGCCTGCTCGAGTACCGAGTTCAGCTCTTCACCTCGAAGGGTGCCAGAGGCGAACGCCTGACCCAACTGCACGAGGGCGGCATCGGCACCCGCCGCGGACGTGCCGCTGATCACCATCGTTTTGCTGATGGTCTCGACAACGCGTGCCAAGTCTCTCCCAGACAGACCGAGGGCCTCTTGGTTCATCGCGATTCGCTGGTACAGCTCCGCAGTCGCACCCAGAGGCTGTCGCGCTGCGCCGGCAATCCGGATCACGTCAGCCTGCGCGGCAGCGAACTGCGCCTGGCCCTGCGTGACCAGTCGCAGCCTGTTGTTGAGGTTCGTCCATTCGTCGGCCTTGCCAATTGCGGCTTTTACGGCCACCAAGGCTGATGTAAGACCCACCGCCTCAGTCGCTACCCGACGAAATCCGGCCGCGACCTCATCGGCGCCGCGGCGTGCGGCGTCTGACATAGACGATTGGATCGTAGCCATGTCGCGCTGCACGACGCGCGCGGCCTTCCCGCTGTCGCGCTCGAACGATCCCGACTTCAGCATCAGATCGACGGTAAGGGTGTAGAGGCTCATCGCGCTTCCATAAAAAAAGCCCGCACATGGCGGGCTTGGGGCTGATGGAAAGATGTTCTACGGAATCGGGATTTCCGACCCGTTGATGGTCATCTGCGTCACGGTTCCCTCAGCGTTCGTGACACACGACGCGGATGCAGGCTTCGTGGAACCGCCCGTTTCGGAAAGGACCAGCCCGGCCCCGGCGGGCCAGGCGAAATAGTGTTCGTTGGCGGATCCCATGTCCTTTACGTACGGCACCTTGGTGCGGCTGGGGTCCGCTGACGCCGCTTGAATCGCGCTCATGCAGTTCAGCAACCCGCGCTTGGCTCCATCGTCCTGTGCCGTCGAACAGCCAGCTGCCAGCGAAAGCAGCAGCACCGGCGCCAACCTGATTAGATGCTTCATAGAACCTCCCGATATCTGCGGGGATCATGCCAGCTACGTCGGGATTTCCTCAAATTCCATGTACCCCGAGAAGTATTGCCGGCTGATGTTCTCGGCACTGGGAAGCTGGGTCGGGAAACCATAGAGCGCGGATCGCGCCGCCAGTGCTGGATCAAACGCCTTCGTGACCATGTCCCGGTACTGCGGCACAACGCAGGAGCGCCGGCGCCCCGCGATCGCTGCCGCCACCGTCTCCCAATCGGTTCCGCCCAGTCCACCGCCGCGCACGGCAGCCGTCGCCCGGCCGGACAAGGTGCAGGTGAGCCGGCGGTACAGAGGTCCGGGAACCGTGTTGACCTGGCCGCCCTTGGTGCGGGTGTGCACGCTGGTGTCAATTGTGGCCACCGCCCAACCGTCGCTGATACCCACCCCGACTGCCCGGAAGATCGCAATTTCGCCCACGTCGACGTTCGTGGCAGTTGTGTCGATCTCGACGGACACCGTTGATACCAAGGCGCTGGCCTTCGGGAAGAGCCAGGCGCAGACACTGCCGTCTGGCAGTCGCACGGTGGTGGCGCTCGCGCCGGCGGCGCTCACCTGGACGCCGGGCGGAATGTTGAGGCCGAGAATCGCGATGATCCCCGGCACAACAGCTTCGGCCAGGGTGATCGTGATCGCCAGCGAACTGCTGCGGCGGATCCGTGACGCGCGGCCCGGCTTCCCGTCGAAGAGCGCCGAGCCCTGGTCCGCACTGAGCCACGTGCCACCGGTGAGGGTCACCGTCGTGACTGCCGGCATGCCATATCCAACTATCATTTCACCTTTCCTTAAGAAGGGTCTGCCCGATAGGGCATGGAGAAGACAACATGCAAGGCGGCAAAATTATCCCCATCCGATTTGTCGATTCACTAGGCAATCCCGCCAACCCCATTGGTGATTCCCAGCACGCGATTCCGGTTATGGATCTGCGTATTCTCCATTGGGATACCGATTTCTTGTCGGTCAATGCTTCAGGAACAGATGTTCGCGCCCTCGTCGATACAGGCGCAGACTTCAATTACGCTCAGCGCCATTTCGTCACACAGCACGGGTGTCCGGTGCAGTACGACCTGGACTTGCATAGCGCTACGCAAGTGGCGCAGGCCAGTTCGCTTCACAAATGCATGCTGCGTTTTCGCCATTTGGCACTGAACATCGAGACCGACATAGTGTCAGCTGATCTTCGCGGGAGCTCCGCCTACCAGATCATCCTGGGCAGGCTGTTCTTCAAGCTCGGTAGGCTCACTATGGACTATCCAGGCCAGCGCTTCGAGTTTGAGATCCCGGCAGCCTGATGAATGGAGTAAAGGCAGACAACTGCGCTTTGCCGGCTCCGTTAAACGAGTGATACAGCAAGAGATCTCTGTCATGAGCTACCCCCAGACCGTCAGCACCACGTCCCCCGTGGCAGGGTTGCGCTCTACACGGCGCACCAGCACCGGCTTGCCGTCTTCAAGTCCATATCGTCCGTAGGTGAGCCGGCCGATCTGCCCAGGCAGCGGCGCCAAGTCCTGATCACCACGCACCGCCAGCTGGTAGAAGTGGCGCTGCACCCTGTACAGGCCCAGGACGCGATCAATCTCCTGTTGCGCGTCGGCCGCATGCCAGAACAACGAGATGACCGGGTCAGCCGCCTCTGCCTGCTGGTAGTGGGGGTGCAGCGGACCAGCGCCGTACACCTGCCCCCGGTAAAGGCCGGTCAGTTCGTCGCGTCGGGACTGCGGCACGTCGACAACGTCGGTGACCAGGTCTGACGCGCCCAGCGCTTGGCCGTTGGGTCGGTAGGCCATGCGTCGAGTCAGGTTCGGAGCATCATCGGGCACCATGATCAGATCAGCCGCCAGATCATCCTCCGACAGGTCGAAGGCGAACGCGCCGGCATAGGTCTCGGGCGCGGTCACGCGGGCGAAGCGCAGCACCCCGGATGGATCCTGGTAGCAGCCGGCGCCGTAGCTGGGTAGGAGCGCATTCAGCGCAGCGCGGCCGGTGATGGCTGTTCCTGCGTAGTAGCCGAGGCCCATGTAACCCGTGGCGTGGTCGATATCCGCACAATCGCTGGCTGACCACGCCGCTTTCCCCAACCGGGCCATCACGTCACCCACCGCCTGCTCCAATCGCGCCGGCAGCATGCCACCGCCGATGCTAGAGGCGTCCACCACCACCGGCGTTACGGGCGGCGACTTCATCAGCAGCTGCTGCCCATCCGGCGCTTGGTTGTAGGTTCCCGCTTCCATCAGGTCGCCGCGGTCCATCACGGCATCCACGTAGACCCGGCCGTCAGCGACGAACATCGATGTTGCGTCCGAATTGGCGCCCATAGCCGGGATGCTGGCCACCGCGCCAATCACCACCGGCTGGGGCTTCCACGCCAGTGACGCGACATTCGGCAGGAACACGCCCCGGTTGATCGTCTCGTCCAGGTAGTCGTGCGCATCGCGCAGATGCAGCGTCTTGGTGCCGTCGTCGTTGATCTCGATCTGTTCCATCGCGCAACGGAACGCCGGGACCGCGTCCGCCCGCATGCCGCTCTCGGGCGCCAGCAGGATCTGCACCGAACTGCCAGAGGCACCAGTGCCCGCCATCCCGTCCAGCAATCCTTCCGCATCAACCACGACGCACTCGGCGGCCGCTGTCTGGGACACCGGATCACCGCCCCACGGCCAGAACGCCAGCTCCTGAATCAGGTTGACGCCCTCGGCCACCAATCCCTCGTAACGGGCATTCGCCGGGCTGTCGCCGGGTGCGGACAGCCAGTCCACGTCGGCCAGCCGGGTCGGGCTGACGGATGCAGGCGGCAACCGCCAGCCAGCGGCCGCCGCCTCGCTTCGCGGCCCCCACTGCCCGGCGTTGACAGCCAGGCAGAGACCACCCGCCTTCGACGCGCCCAGCGACGCGGCGAAGAACAACGGACCGGACAGTTGCAGCTCGCGCACCAGGATCTGCGCGCCGTTGAGGTAGAGCCGCAGCTGGCGAGGGGTCGAGAACACCACCTGCAGCCCGACAATGTCGCCATGGGCCACCGTCGGAAGGCCCGTTGCGATCGCACCGCCTGCCTGCAGCAGCCTCCCGGCGGCGAGGTCCCAACCGATACTGGCGAGGTCTGCACCCAGCGCCTTGTTCAGCGCTGCCGGGCCGGTGGCGAATCCTACGAGTGCTGCAACGGCGTCATCACCCCACACAGCAAACTCCACGCCCACCGTCCCAGCATCAAGGCTGAAGTCGGAACGTGCGTGACTGGCCAGCGTGGTGGCGCCGGTGGTGGCCAGGGTGAGCCCGCCATCTCGCGCAGCGAGTAACGGGCCAATGGGCGTGGCGGCGAACCGCCCGAAGGTGTCGGTCATGGTCATCCCAGTCCATCGAACCAGTCCTGTGCCTCGTCCTCATCGGACCGTGGCACGAGGGCGTCGAGGTAGTGCTGAAAGGAGCGCTTTGTACCGCCCTGGCTGTGCGAGGCGGTGATGTACGCGGCGAAGGCAGCGGGTTTGATGTGCAGGCTCACGGGGTCGATGGGGTTCCGCTTGTGGAACTCCCACCACTCCAGGAACTCGCGGCGCGACATGGTGGCCCGCAGGTCCGACTCCGTCCGGTGCAGGTGACCGGCGAGGACCTTCCAGAACCAGTCCTCGCCGCGCTGCCTTAGCCGTTTCCCGCGTCGGCCTGTGCCTGGGCGGCGTCGTCACCGAAACCGGAGTGCTTCATGGCCACGCGCTGCAGCTCTGCGGCCACCAGCGGCTTCAGCTGGGCGGCCTGCGCCGCGTTCATGACCGGCTTGCCGTCCTCGTCACAGATGGTTGCCGCGATTAGCTTGGCGCGGTCGCCCTCGCCCCACAGCTTGCGGAACTCTGCATCCGGCAGCTCGCGCACGTGGAACTGCGCCTTGGCGCCGTTCTGCAGGGTGATCGTGTCGGCGTGCACGTCCTTGGAGGCGAACATGCCCAGGTTGGTGAACGACTGCAGGAGGCTGACGGGCTGCTGCGGCTGGGTTTCGGGGGTGTCGTTGGTCTTGCTCATTGGCCGTTTCCTTGAATGGCGACAGGGCGCGCGGGCCGCGCACGGCTAACACGCGGAGGATCCGCGCGCCCTGCCAAAGAGAAGGCCCGCCGAAGCGGGCCGAGAAGGAGCGCCGTTGCGACGGTCAGCCGCCCACCGAAGGCCGGTGGGTCGTGACTGCGCCGGAGCCGCGGATGGTGATCGTGGCCTTCCAGACGTCGTTGTCCTGGCTGGTCACCGCGAAGTTCTGGACGAAACCGTCGAACTGCTTGGACAGCACGTCAGTGGGCGGGGTGATCTTCCCGCCCACTGCGACCGGCTTCGCCGCTCCTTCAGTTTCCGACTTCGGCGCGGTCACCAGCCAGTTCACGACGGCACCGGTCTCGTGCAGTTCTTCCAGCTTCTCGTGGTCGACGCTGTCGTAGATGATCTCAATGCTGGTGCTGCCGGTCTGCTTGCGGCCAGCGACGAACTGGTCCCAGTCGTCATCGTAGTCGGAGATATCGATCTCCGATGCCTGGCCATCGGGGAAGCCGACCGAACGAAGGCGGGTCACCTTGATGACCTCGGCCGCGCCGATCGCGACGAACAGCTGGGAGTGCTTCGACTTGATTACCTGTCCCATAGGGGTTTCCTTTGTGTTGCGCCCGTCGCCGGGCATGAAAAAGGCCCCTTACGGGGCCAGTGGGTTGCCGTTGTGTGGTTCAGCGCAGTTGCAGGAGCCTGGCGTCGAAGGAGATGCCAAAGGCGTCCGTGCCGTCGCTGTCAGGCGTCGGGTTGTAGGACTCGATGCTGCCCACGCGCTCGATCGCGTCGCGGATGGCGACGGCCGCGCCGTTGGCCTGCGTCAGGGCTTCGCCCCACACCGTCAATCGGACTCGCCAGCCGTCGGCCGGCGGCGCCTCGGACAGCATCGCAGTGGGCGAGCCGCCGACCACCTCCCACGTCGCGTAGGGGAGTGCTGCATCCTGTGGCGCGGTTCCCGGCCACAATCGGATCGGGTCGCCCAGCATGTGCCGAACCGCTGCATCACCCTGCAGCAGGGACTGGATCAGGGGAACCATCATCGCCAGCCATCCTTCTTCAGCTGCTTGTCCAGCGCCGCCCAGGTTTCATTGATGATCACCTGCGCCGCCTCCGGCCCCTTGGCCTCGCCTGCCGGCGTGAGGAACGGCTCGGCTCTCATCTTCCTGGTGCCGAATTCCTTGAAACGCCAGTAATAGGCCCAGCCCGCCTCCTCATAGACCTTCCCGACGCGGCCACGGCGCCGGTTGCGCTTGGTGTTGGCGTACTTGCGGTGGCGACCGGTCTTAACCCCAACCGTGAAGTACTCGCCGCCTTGGCCTACACCTGCGCGCTGCCGGCTTTTGGTGTTGGCCCGACGGGTGATGATCTGCGAGGCCATGAACCCCGATGCTCTCGGAGCCCGGCGCCGGGCGTCGTCGCGGATGACGTTGCCACCCTTGCGCATACCGGCTTGCACGGCTCGCCCTTGAATCGCCTTGGGTGCCTCCCGCAGTGAACGCAGGAGGCCGTCCAGACCGTCGATCTTCACCTGCTCAGACATTGGTCAACCCCGCTACGGCGATGACCGCCATCTCGCTGCGGTCGTTGCTGGGTGCGATGCTCTTGATGTCGAAGGCACGGCCACGGAACACGATCCGCCACTGAGGATCAACGTCACGCGGGCGGATATCGAACCGAACCTGCTCCCGGTAGCGCTCGGCACCGGCGGCGACCGCCTCTGTCGTTGCCGCAAGATTGTTGGTGGCCTTGGCCCACACACTCACAACCTCGACCCACACCGGCTTACCTGGGCCGCCCAGCGGGTCGCGCGGTTCGGTCTTGCGCTCGAAGCGGATACGGTGCTGCAGATCGCCATCTAGAAGCGTCATGGCATCATCACCCTTCGGTATGGGCGCAGCAGGCTCTTGGCACCGTTGGGTAGCTCGACCGCCTGAGCCCCCACGATCACATCCGTGCGGTTCGCGTAGAGGTGACCGAGCGTCAGCAGGATGGCAGAGAAGATGCTCGGATTCGCAACAACGCCGTGGATGCAGGCCTCCGCCTCTACTGTCGCCTCGCGATGGGCGACAACCGCCAGCCGTATCGCGGCGGTGCGCTCGTCCCCATCCTCAATGAACGCCGCATCTGCCAGCGCCTGGCTTTTTGCAAGCGCAGCGGCCTTCATTACGGCTGGGTAGCTGCGCCTTGCCAGAGCCAAGGCGTCGGCGTCCTCGTAGATCCGCCGATTGAGGTATGCCTGCGCTGCATCCTGCGCGCCGGAAATGGCGGCCTGCAGCTGTTCCTCGGGGTAATCGGCCTCAACTCGCACATGCGAGCGGGCTTGTGCGAGTGAGACGATGGGCATATCAGTCCTTCTTCCCTTCAGCCAGAGCCGCGGCCAGCTTCTCCGCCCCCCAGCGTTTGTCGAACGGGATACCCGCAGCTTCAAGCTGCGCCATCAAGGCCGGCTTGTCTTCGGCAGCGACCTGGCCCTTGTCGTCCTCGCCGGAGAGCTTGTCAACGGCCTGGGCGATCAGCGCCTCGCGTGCGCTGTCCTCGAGCGCGTTCCAGTCCTCCACCGACAGCCCCGAGGCTACGTGTGCGCGGCCAACCACGTCGCCCAACGACAGGACACTGCCGTCGGAAAGCTCGAAGCTCTCCGGCTGAACACTGGAGCCCAGCAGGAACGCGGGCGGCGTGTCTGCCATCAGGCTGAGCGCACCGACAGAGAGTGCGCCGGCCTCCAGCTCGGGCGGGCAGTCATCGCCGGCAACGAACTGGACGGGATAGATCTCGCCTTCCGGCACTCCACGGAAGGGCTTGATGAACTTTGCCATTGCGGCTCCTCGGTCACATGATGGATGCCGGGCGGCGCGAGGCCGCCCGACGGGTGGGTGATCAGGCCGAAGCCGCGATCTTGAGGGCGCGCATCGGCTCGGGGTTGTGTACACCGCCGCCCACGCGCTTGGTGGTGTAGAACATCACGTAGGGCTTGTTGGTGTACGGGTCGCGCAGCACGCGCACGCCCTTGCGGTCGTACACGGTGTAGGTCTGCTTGAAGTCGCCGAACAGCGCGGCGATGGCGTTTGCTGCCACATCCGGGATCGCGGCCACGTCCTGCACCGCAAAGCCGGCCAGGGTCGACGGCTGACCCGCCACCAGCGACGGCTGCCACAGGTAGTTGCCCTGGGCATCCTTGAGCTTGCGCACCACACCCTGGGTCTTGCGGTTGAGCGCGAACTTGGCGCCCGCGGTGAATGCCGACGGCAGGTCATAGACCAGGTCCAGAATGCTGTCACCGTTGATGCCGGCCGCCAGCCCGCTGTTCACGGCCTTGATGGCACCGAACGGGTGCTTGGCCGCGTTGGCGCCGCCTTCCACGTAGGTCAGGATTCCGAACGGCTTGTTGACGCCATTACCGGAGAAGAACGCGTCGCCCTCCTGCTTGGCGAACTCCAGCTCGACCTCGCCCGCCAGCCATGCCTCCAGGTCAATCTCGGCATCGTCCAGCAGCTGCTGGGTCGCCGCCGGATTGGCGTAGATTTCGCCCCAGCCGAAGCTGAGCGGACGCAGCTTTGCCGTTGCGGTCTCCGGGCGGGGATCTTCTTCGCCCACCCAGCCCGACGAAGTGCCGCCGGTGTTGTAGAGCTTGGTCAGGCCCGCACCGGAGCAGGGCTGCACGTTGGCCAACTGCCGCATATCCGACACGATGACCAGGCGATCAGTGATCGAACGATCCCATTCGACAGGGGCCAGGTATCCACCTTCATCGGCCGCGCCCTTGTTCAGGGCCGCCTGCACTTCACCCTTTCGGAAGTGGGCACGGAAGGAATCGGTGTACTCGGCATCGGCGACACCGCTGCCGGCGCTACCGCCGCCCATCTGGAACGCGGCCATCTGGGTGTTGGCCTGGTCGACCGCAGCCTGCAGGCGGGTGATATCGGCATTGATGTTGTCGACCTTCAGGGCCTGCAGTGCATCGGCGCTGCCCTTCTTGATCTCTTCGAGCTGCTTGGTGTGCTCGGCCTTGAACTCGGCGAATGCCTTGTTCAGCGACTCCACCAGCGCCTTCACGTCGGGCTGGCTGCCACCATCGGCGCGCACGGAAACGAGGCCGCGCGGGACGCGGCCGTGGGTCATCTTGGTCATGTGTTGGCCCTTAGGCTTTGATGTTGTCGAGAAGGCCCTGCAGCAGGGCCGAGGTTTCGTTGCCGCCAGCGCTCGGCGTAGCGGACCCGGCAGCGCTCGGCTTGCCGTTGAACAGCGATTTCAGGGTGTCGCGTCGCATCGATCGAGAGTGGCCTGCCTTGGCCATCGCCGCCTCGACCAAGGCCAGCGCCTTGCGCCCGCCCGATGCCTGCTTGGCATCCTTGGTGGCGGCAGCTCCATCGAGCAGACCATCGGCAAAGCCGTCTTCCACCGCCTGGGCAGCACCGATCCAAGTCTCCTCGTCCATCATCCGAGCCGCCTCGGCCTCGGTGACGCCCGAGCGGGCCGCGTAGACCTTGGCCATGGCCGTGTCGAAGGGCTCCAGCAGCTTTGCCGCGTCGCCCATGTCGTGCCGATTGCCGATGGCCACCGCCCAAGCGTTGTGGATCATCAGAAACGATCCGTCGCCCATCAGGATCTCGTCGCCGGCCATTGCGATCACCGACGCCGCCGACGCGGCCAGGCCCATGACCTGGACCGTCACCCTGCCCTGGTGCTCGCGCAGCAGGTTGTAAATCGCGACACCTTCAAAGAAGTCGCCGCCGGGCGAGTTGATGTTCACCACCACGTCTTTGTCGCCGATGGCGCGTAGGGCGGCGCTGATCCGCTTGGCGGTAACGCCAGTGCCCTCCCAGTTTTCGCCGATCGAGTCATAGATCGAGATGCTGTTCGCGTCGTTGCCGGCGGCGCGGACTTCGGGCTCCCAGCGCTCTAGAGCGTCGGGGCGCATGTCGAACTGGGCGGCGCCGAGGCGTCGCTCAGCACGGATTTCAGGCAGCTGCCGGAGGCTCATTGCTCTTTCCCTTCTGTGTCATGGGGTTGATCAGGTCGTTGGCTCCTGGCTGATCCGATTCCGGATAGTCCAGCAGGTCGCGGATCTCGTTCTGCGTGTGGAACGGCGCCGTACCGCCGGAACCGAGAGCAGCCTTGAAGAAGTCGGCCTGATCCTTGAGCGTGCCGCGCATCAGCGCCCGCACGTTGAACTTGGGCTGGTAGCGCTCCAGGTCCCGCTCGTCGATCAGCGATCGCGCGACCGCCTGCTCCCAGTTGGTGAAGTGCTCCAGCATCGTGTACTGCAGGAAGAAGATGCCGAGCTGCTCGATGCCGGTGCCCCAGCTGGTATCGCTTAGGAACAGGAGCGGTCGAGGCACGCCGTAGAGCCTGGCCACCTCCTCCACCTGCGCGCTGCGGTTCTCGACGTGCTGAGCCTCTTGGGCGGTGCTGCCGAACTTGTTGGCCTTGGCGTTCTCCTCCAGCAGCATCCAGCGCTGTGCCGCGGCAGCGCCGGCATATTCGGTGTCCAAGGACGTGCGCATGCGCTCGTAGGCCACGTCGCTGAGCGCATTGGGCACCTCGATGGCACCACCGGCCATGTTGCCAGTCTCAAAGATGCGGCTGGCCGCCTGTTCCGCATCCAGCGCTAGGCGGATAGCTCGGTCTGCCAGCTTCATCCTGGACAGGCTCGTCACGCCGTCCACGGATAAGTCGCGGATGTGCAGCACTTCCTCCTGCTTGAGGATGACCTCGCCACGCTTCTTGCTGCTGAATCGGTAGAGCATGCGCCAGTCGTCGCCAAGCTCAGCCCGCACCGCTGGGGAGTCCAGCGGGATCAGGTGGATTGGCCGGCCTGCTGACCACACGATCCGCGCGTAGGCATCCCCGTGCCGCTGCCGGGCCAACTCCATCTGTCGCTTGAACTCCAGCGGGGTCTGCCATGGATTCGGCTTGATTTTCAGCAGGCGGTGCGCGGGATGCTCGGCGGCTATCCGCTTCTTCCCGCCAGACTCGACCAGGTTCAGCGGCAGCATGCCGATGGTCCCGCAGATCAAAGACAGGCAGCGGAGTACCGCCATATTGCGTAGCTGGTAGCCACCGCCGCCGTGGCCGCCCTGTGATCGGATGAACTCCAGCAGCGCCGGATCATTCATTCCCGTGAACTGGCCGGCCTCAGCGCGTGCACTTGGTGGCGCCGCCGGCGGCGGATTCCAGAGCCGGTCCAGCGACTTAAGGTCTTCTTCGTTGAACCTGGACATTGCGTTTCCTATAAGAATCGGATCCCCCGCCGCTCATAGACAGAGGCGGGCGCGACCGATGAATGTGCGGAGCCGAAGGCCATCACTACCGCCACCGCGGCGTCGATCTTGTTGACTGAACGCGCCTTTGACAGCCAGCGGTTCTCCCATTTGTCGCTCTCAATGACGGCAGACATGATTGCGGACACCAGCACGGGGTTTCCGAGCAAGCGGACGCGCCCTTCCAGCAGGGCTTCTTCGAACAACCGGAGCGATCCGGGCATCCAGAGCCCTTCCGGCGGCGGCTTGCCGGCGGCGGCAGCTGCCTTTACTGCAGCCTCCGTGGGCTTGCCCTTCTTCAGGCCACCCTGCGGGTGCTCCACGAACGAGACGGAAAGCCCCAGCTCCTTCACTTCCTCTTCGAACTGTCGGAACGCGTACCGGTCGTAAGCCACTTGGACAATTTCGAAGTCCCGGTCGTACTCGGCCACCGTCTGCGCGACGTGCCGGTAGCTGATCGTCTGACCCTGCGGGGCGTGCAAGTGGCCTTTGGCAATCCACGTGCGGTAGGGAAGCTTGTCGCGCAGTTCGCGAGCCTTGACCGTATCTCCCGGCGTCCACGCCTCCACCCACGCGTCGAACGTTGGCTTGTTGACCAGGGTTTTCTTGCCCTCAACCTCTACCAGGACCTCCTTCGATCCGGTCTCCACCACCGCACCCAGCGCCGTAATGTCGCGGTTCTGCGACAAGTCCAGCCCGAGATGGAGGCGCTTGCGGTAGTGCTGCGCCTTGTCGAACGACTGCATGGCAGGCTCGACAATTTCGCGGCTCATCCACGCCTGGTCGGCGTCGGTCCACATGCAGAAGTTGAGTCGCAGGATCTCGTTGAGCTTGCTCGGAATCTGCTTGGCGAGGTCAACCCGGCCCTGCAGGTATTCGCCCGTGATGGTGATGCCCAACATCGGGTTTGCTTTCACCCAGCAGGCCGGATCCTCGAGCGGCTCGTCGCCCTCATCAAGCCCACATACGAACGAGAACGTGCGGTCATCAATGACCTCGCCGACGAAGGTCGGATCGTTCACGGCCTCGTGGTGGCCAGCAGCCACCTTGACCGCGTGCTCATGCTCTGCCCAGGCGACGCTATTCCGGTCGCTGCCCGAATTGGTGATCATGAACAGCAGCGGGGAACGGCGGAACTTGAAGCCGTTCTCCATCATTTCGATGATCTTGCCGTCCGCCATCTCGTGTACTTCGTCGGCCAGGACGAAGTGCGGCCGGTAGCCCGATCCAGTCTTGCCAACGTCACGAGACGCCGGTCGGAAGTAGCTCTGCGACTTGTGATGGGCGATGTTGTATTCCTTGCCCTCACCGCCCGAGAACTCCAGCCGCTTCTTCAGCGCCGGTGACGCCTTCACCATCTTGACGGCGTCCCGGAAGAGGATTCCGGCCTGATCCTTGTGCGAGGCCACCGCGTACACCTGGGCGCCGGCCTCCTGATCGGCACAGAGCCCGATGAGCGCGATCCCACCCGCCATCGGCGACTTGCCGTTTCCCTTGCCCTCCTCGATGTACGCGCGGCGGAACCGCCGGGTGCCGTCCGCCTGCTTCCAGCCGAACAGACTGCCGATCTTGAATGCCTGGCTGGGGTGTAGCTTGAACGGCTTGCCCTCGAACTGGCCCTCGCTCAGGCGCAACACTTCTTCGAAGAAGGCGATCTTCTTGTCGGCGGCCTCCCGGTCGAAGTACAAGCCGCGCTCGTGGCCGTCCTCCAGGTCTTTCAGATGGCGGCGGCAGGCGTTGCGCACGTGGGGGCCCGCGACGGTCCTGCCTTCGACCACTGCCAACGGATACTCGCTGGTCCGGCAGTTAGAAGTGCTTGTCGTCCGGGTCGTCGTCTTCGCCTGAGCCATGATTCACTTTCGTCTCATCCACCGGGGTGGCGCCGAGCTTGGATAGCAGTGAGCCAAGCGCCTGCATCGCGGAAACACCCATCTCGGGGTCGGTCGCCATTCGTGCGGCCAAGATGCAAACCTGGCGAAGCAGGAGGCGGTGCCCGGCATGCAGCCATGGCATGTTCTCCACCTGCTCTTTCCAGACGGCCACCTGCTCCTTGGTCATGCCCTTGTACGGAGCGCCGATCGCTTTCGGCCCCTTGGGCGTCTTGCGATTTCGATGCCGTTGCGGATTCTTTGCCGCAGCGCCAGAAACTGCGGCTTTTGCCGCTGGCGTACGGGGATTTGCCATGTTCTCCCCTCCTTGAGGGGGGTCGTCTTTCCAACTGTGGATGCGCGAAGAACAGGGGGCGCTCGGTCTAGGAGCCGGCCAACGCCATAAATTCGCCCCCCCCTACCCCGTTGGCGTGGAACGATGAACCGTGGAACCGTCAGTGACCGATCGGCCAACCGTCGGTGTCACACCCACGGACCTGCGCGGCGCCTCGCTCGAGTCGGGCCTGGTCGCTGCTATGGCAGTTGGCGCACTGGCTATCGAAGGGACCAGTCCAGAACATCTCCTCCGTTTCACCGGCGGGGTGTCCGTTCGTGTGGTTGCACACGGTGGCGACGGTGACATGGCCTCTTGCCTTGCACCTGCAGCACAGCGGTTCGCGCTCTAACTGCGCCTTACGCGTGCGTTGCCAGCGCGCGGTGCCATACAGGTGTGCGAAGGCGCTGCCGCCTGTCTGCCGAGTCCTGCCACGGCGCTGGGTCGGGCCCGCCGCCATCAGTACGGCTTCCCGTCCAGGTCGGCGCGCGCAGGCTCGGCACCATCGTCCTGCTCCGGTGCGCCAGCCTCCTCGCCCAGCAGCTGCGCCACCGCTTGCACCAGCAGCCCCACGTGCATGGCCAGCTCGGCGATCTGCTTGCCCTGCTGCTCGACGGTCCCGACCAGTCGGTCGATGCGGCTGTCGGTGCTGCCCTCAATCAGGCCCGCTAGGGCAGAGACAGCAGCAGCGCGCGCAACCTCTTCAATCCGTGCAGCGTCCATCACCAACCCTCGTCGTTCTCAGTACCAGGCTGCGGCGTATCCACCACTCGACCCGCTCCCAGTCCGGCTCCATGCCCGTGATCCGGGCAAACCACACCACGGCAGCCAGATACCACCGCAACCACCAGCGCAAGCGGACCGATGCAGTCACTGTCGCCCGCATCAGAACTCCTCCACTTCCCAGCCACCGCCGTCGCGCTTGCGCCTGACCTTCACCGCAATGAAGCGGAACGGGTACATGGCTGCTGCGATCTTGATCTTGGCCCGGGCGTCGTCCTGCCAGTGCCCTTTCACCTCGTGGCACTCCATGACGCCGTCGGCAGCCATAACTGCAAAGTCCGGGGTGTAGAACGTGTTGTCCGCCAGGCGCAGCTTCATGCCCTCGAACCGGTGCCATTGGACCTTGCCCACGGCCTGCAGCGCGCGCAGCCGCTCGGCATACGCGGCCTCGGTCTTGTTCATCTCGCCCGCCTTCAACCGGCCCAGCGCCAGCATCCGGCGGTTCATGGCGTCACCGGTAGTCGGTCAGCTGCGATCACGGCTTGGCAGGCCAGGAGGTGGTCGTCGGCGTCTCGTCCGATTTGAACAAGAGCGCCCGCGACCTCTGCTCGTAGTTGGGCTGCTTGGTCACGTTCGATGGTGCCGGCGACAGCTTCGGACAGGCGAGCGGTATTGCAGGTAGCGAGGTCGTCGCGCAGCTGGAGGCTGCCATCGCGCACGCCAGCAACAACAGCAACAGGGACGGCCGCTGCCGCAGTACGGTCCTCTTCATACTTCGCTCCGATCAGAGCCAGCTCCCGGCCCATGGCTTGTTCCGTTGCACGAGCGCTCTCCTCGGCCCGTACTTGGCTAGTGAGCTCCTTCACTTTCACCCTGCCCGCGTCAACGTCCGCGGTACGGTCGCGCCACTCCCACCCGCACCAACAGGAAACCAGCAGGCTTGTCAGCCACACCGTGGCGAGGAACTGGGCGCGGCTCACGGCTGACTAGTCCATGGCTGCACGGCGAGATGCAAATTCAGCTTGATCTCCATACAAGGCCGATGAGTGACCAACGATTTCGCCCGATGGAATGACACGTGTGCTTTGATCTCCAATGCTGCATTTGCCGCGTAGACACCAACCGCTTCGGCAGATGGCTCTTCTAAAAGCTCTTGCAGATCCGCGTCATAGAAGGTCACGTTGTGGAGGGCTCGGCCCTGGCGCGCTGCACGTGTCTTCGGCTTCACTCGAACCTCCCCGTCCCTAAAGTCAGCAATAAAAAAGCCCGCACAAGGCGGGCTTACTCTTATGACATTGTCAATATTGCTACGAAGTCGGCCTACCAGCGAACTTAACCTTGACCTTTACCGTCCCCTTTGTGCCAACGGTAAAATCCATGGGAAATTCCTTCGCAGTGGACTTCAGCGAAATTCCAGCGCTTTCATCCATCTCGATCTCGACTTCTTCAGCACCTTGCTCCGCGCATGTTCGGATCAGATCCTCTGCGCAACGCGCTTGCTCAGACGCCACAGGGCTGCCACGAGATGCCATTAGCTTCCCTGCGAAGTAATACAGGCCGTACGCAGCCAAAAGTGCAGTAGGAACCACCCCACTTCCCAAGACGCTGACAACACGCCTCAAGCCATCTTCCGTTGTCAAGTCAAACGAGTTTTCTAGGATTTTGCCCGCGCCTACCATGCATCCCCCTGCTGCCCCTGTGTGAAGGCCGCAGTGAAGCATAAAACGCATACGCCGAGAAGCCGAACTTGGTTTTGCTACGGAATAATCAATTCAGGAACAGCGACGCCAGCCGCTGCCCGATCAGTAGCCAGGCCATTAGTCGCTCACGCCGCCCCGGGCCGTATCACGGTCCGGGTCAAAAGGCGGCGGCTCAATGCCGGCCGAGCGCATCAGCCCCTCCAGCCGATAGATGTGGCGGATCAAGCGCTGCTCCCTGGCCTCCATGCGGCCAACCCGTTCGCCCAGCCGGGTCACTTCCTCGCGCATCAGCTGGATCACGTTGACCTCGGCCCCTTCTCTGGCTGTCTCTACGAACTGCTTGCGCCACCACAGCGCCACGCCGCCAGCCCCAACCATCAGGCCGCCGACGGCGGTGCCGATTGCCTGCCAATCCACGTCGACCCCGATCATGGCGCCACCGTCCCGCCGGCCTTGCGGTACAAGGCCAACAGGTCGGCAAGCTTGTGTTCGTGCTGGCCGTAGCCTGCGCCGGGCAGGCTCGCCCAGATGTTGCTGACCGCCTTGATTGCCTCCGGGATCTTGCCCGCCTGGATCAGCGGCAGCGCGCGACGCTCCCGGATCTGCTGCAGCGCGATCAGGTCCTGGCTCAGCGGCGAGAAATCCTTCAGGCCGAGCGTCTTCTTGTAGGCGTCGAAATAGCGGCGCAGCAGCTGGTAGCGGCCCGCCGCGGTCGACTGGATCTTGAGCTTAGGAAGGTCCACCAGCACGCGCGGATGGTCGGCGTAGCTCTTGAACAACTGCCCGCCAACGATCACGTCATAGCCGCGGTCCTTAGTGGCCCGTTTGCCGTTGTCCGTACCTTCGGACCAGGCAAGCATGTCGAGGAAGGCCACGACGTTCACGCCGCCAGCCTTTGAGGCGGTGATTTCGGCCATTGCCGACTCCTGTTTTTGTAGTATCAACGTCGGGCGCCGATCCGCCTGCAAGCAATGGCGGTGCCCAACCCATCAACAAGGACGGATAGACATGTCGGAACGCTCTCAGAACGAACTCAATTCATTCGAGCAAGGCATTCTTCTCACGCTCAGTACTCTCGTAGGAGAACTGAGAGAAAAGGGCTTGGTTGACTCAGAAAAGCTCAACAGAATCCACAGAATCCTGATGGAGTCGCCGTCGGCGGAAGCCTCAGTCGGCCCGCTAGAGAAGAGCCGCTGGGAATGGGGCATCAGCCCACTACTGGCGAACGTGGAGATAAACGGCCAGTAGATCGGCCAAGATTGACCGATAGCTTCCCTGCCTTACTGAACTGCCAGACGGGCTTCCCGCTGGCAGCTTCAGTTTCAGAGCGGATGCGATCGCCGGCGTTAACGCCGCCAGCCTGTTGGGGAGTGATCTGCGCCATTGCGTCTCCGGAAAAGAAAAAGCCCCGGCTTGGCCGGGGCTTGCGTCTGGATGGTGACGAGATTGCACGCCAAAGTGGGGACCCTGCAAGTCCCCACTAAGCCGCGCGGTTCAACGCGCTTGAGAGACTCTCGGCAGCAACGTGCTCAGCGCTTCGCATGCGCTCCAGCATCCATTCGTAGACCGGCTGCCAGAACCGCTGATAGGCCGACTTGTCGGCGCCAATCGCTGCCGCGCGTTTTCTGCCGCTGAGCTGCTCCAGCCCCATCCCGCCACATGCCTCGCACTCCACCACCCCGCCACCCTCAAGGGCGGATTGAATGCGCAGGCCGTCGCAGGCCTTGCAGCAGCCACAGCTGGCCATCTCCTCAATCACAGCGCTGGCCAGCACCCCAAGGTGCTCCATGGTGTTGTTCGGCCATGCCGCAGCGCGCGCCTCATCCAATGCGCTCTCTGCCCGTCTCAGCTCACGCCGCTGCATATCCGTCACCGGCCCGCCGCCCCAGCCGATGCTTGCTTTGGCAATGCCGAACTCGGTCCGCGCGGTGGCCAGGCCATGCATCTGCTGGATGAACTCTGGCGCCACCAAGCCGATCACCGCCTTGCGCAGATGCTCGCGACGGCGCGCTGCGCTCTCCGGCCACCACAGCACCTCCAGCAGCTCACGCCCAAGGCCATCCGGCACGTAAGCAAGGGCGGCCGCAATGTCCTGCGTCGTCAGCTCCGGCCGTCCGCCGCCACAGCCAGCGTCGAACCTCTGCGTGGTCGGCCCCATACGGCTTGCCAGCAATTCGCGTGCCTTGTTCGTCCTCATGCGCCTTCCCCTTGGTAGTTTGCTCGTGCAGCGCGCGATGGCGCCGGTTCATTAGTTGCTGAGACCCTTTTGAGGCCCTCTACAGAGAGATGGTCGGCTGTAGCCTCACCGTCACCATTCAGGCGTACACCGGCCTCATGCTCCAGTGCATCCGCTGCCACATCGCGCTCACCGGATTCGACCAGATCGAGCCCAACGTCGACGGCTTCGAGTTGCACTTCATGTGCCCCAGATGCGGACGCCGCAACGACCTTCACGTCGTCGGCAGGGATGAGTATGAGTCCGGAGCGCTGATCGACCAATTCCCACTCCGCGGCGGCTCCCATCAGGACACCCCCGGCCCAGCGGGCTCGGCGGCATAGTGCGTGATCGCCGGGTTGTCACCGCGCCAGCTGCCGAACACCGGCCGCTTGCTCACCGAGTCCCACAGCATCAGCCGCGTGCCGTTCTGGGGCGCGTCGGCGATAGGAAGCCAATCGGGCCTTGGCGGAAGCGCAACCAGGTCCTCGAGCCACTGCAGGGCTGCGTCGGTGTCCTCGAAGAACTGTTCCTCGCTTTCGCCGTATAGCTCATCGATCTCCGGTCCGAAGTCGACCACCCAATGGGGATAGCGCTCGCCACCGCCTACCGTCCATTCCCACGCCGCGTTGGCGACAGACAGGCCACGCCGCTTAGCGGCAGCGATGATCTTTCGCTTGCTCATGCTCGCTGCTCCCAGCTGGCCGTCAGGCGCTGCACCTGCCCGCCGCGTGCCTCGAACTGCTCTACCGTCTCGGCCGGCCGCTGTCCGTCCTTTTCCTTGCCCCAGGCTTTCGCCGGGGCCAGGCCGGAGAGCCGCTCCACCCGCGCCCTGTTGATCGTCATCTTGTCCGCCGTGCGCAGGCCTGCCGCCCCACCGCGCCTCGCGGCCCGGCGCAGCGCTTGCTTGTGTGCCTTGTCGAGACGGCAGCGCTCGCGCTGCTCGTCCGTCACAACGAACGCCCGGGGCATCCCGATGCCCGACAGCCGGTACAACGCCCGCTGGCCAGTACCATCCTTCACGAGGTAGTTGGCCTCGGTCAGGTCCCGCAGCGCGCTGCGGATTCGGGCACGATCGGTGGGCGTCGTTGCCCCCACGCCCTGGTAGATCTCGCGGGCCACCAGCGCCGCGGATGGCCGGCGCTCGAACAGCGCGCGCACTCGGCCTGCATTGGTCTTGCTCCTGTCCATCATGGTCATGCCCTCAATTCGTTCACGTAGGTCTGATTGGCAATCAGCTCGTCATCGGAGCCGTACGTCTCGTGGAACGTCCGCGAGCCATCCATCAGGCTCGGGCCGTAGATCTGGCGCATCGTCGCGAAGGTGTTCCCCTCCATCGGATGCCGCATGTGGCGCCACTTGCAGAGCGCGAAGCCGAACATGTGACCGCGCCGCAGGTTCCCGCTCTTGGCGTGGTTGTAGTCGCAGCCGTAAACCACCAGCTCCGGCTCCAGCAGGTCCTGCATCTGCAGCGCCAGGCAGGCCATGCACGGACCCGTCTTGGCCAGCTCGATTCGGGCCGCCTCTTCCCTCGTCGGCGGCGGTGCGTTCGACCACATCAGCGCAGCTCCGGGATTGGGCCGGCGTAGCGGGTAATCGGGATCCGCCGCATGCCATCGCGCCAGACAGTCATCCCGCGCGTCGCGTAGACCACCAGCGGCTTGATCCCGTAGCCATAGGCCAGATACCAACCCGCCTCGGCCACCGGCTCGCTCACGGGGCGCACCTCGACATTGAAGTGATTGGGGCTCATGCGGCCTTGTCTCCCAGCAGCTCCGCGATCTCTGCCAGGCGCTGGCGGGTTCGGGCATTGGCGGTCGGCGAGGCCTCAACGGTGCCAGCCAACAGCGCCACCGGGTTGAAGGCGGGCGTTGCCGGAGGCAGTGCAAGGTGTTCCGCCACCCGTTCGTGCGTCAGCTGGCCAGCGGCGACGGCCTGCTGCAGCACGCTATCCCTTCCCGAAACATCGGCTCCCAGGGACAGCTGGTAGGCGGCGGTGCGGTGTGCAGCGCGCGCTTCCTTCACCAGCCGGGTGTAAACCTCCAGGAATGCCGGCCGGGCCGCTATCTTGTCGCCCGCCTGCACCAGCGGCAGCGCCGCCGCCCACGCATCGCGGGTCTGCTCAGTCCACACCACGGTCGCACCTTCGTCGGCGGCACGGATCGCGTTGGCCCATGCCTCATTCGGTGCCGGGTGGCCGTCCTCGATGCGTTCGAGGATCGCCGCCAGCGAAAGCCGCGCCTTCAGCTCCCGGCGGCACGACGCCAGCGCGCGCTCCAGCATCGGCAGCGGGTACTGCGCCAGATCCGAAACCATGTAGGCGGCGGCGTTCGGGCTGAGCTGATCGCCAATCACCTCGGCGGTGGCCACCAACAGATCGACCAGCCGATCCTGCTCCTGATTACCCAGCATGTGCCGCCCTCCGCTGTGCCAGCAGAGCCTTGGCCGCGTCGGCGGCGCCTAGGTTGGTCTGCGTCTTGTCGGTCTGCCGCGCGGCCTCTTCGGTCACCTGCCGGCCGGTGGCCCACTGCGTGCGGTATGCCTCGCACTTCGCCAACAGCGCGCCCAGGTCGTGCATGTTCTGCACCACGTAGCGCTCGTTGACCGTCAGAAACCACGCGGCGACCAAGGGCGCCTCGCTGTGCCCGAGCCGCTGCACGATCTGCCGGACGTTGGCGTTGACCTTCGCGTTGCGCACGGGTGCCACACCGTGGCGGTCACGGTAGGCACTGGCGTAGGCCGTCCAGGTAGCACGGCACGCAGCCTGCAGGTCGGTCTCGGAATCCACCGCCAGCGGCGCGGCCGGCAGGCTCGCCGGAAATGACGGTTCTCCTGACGGTTCATTGAGGGTTATATGACGGTTAGGCGGCACGGGGCGCACCCCCAGACCTGCGCCCGGTGCATCCCCCCCTGCATGGGGCGCATCCCCTCCTGCAGCGGGCGCACCCCCTGCATGGGGCGCAGCACCTGCGCCCGGTGCAGTGCCAGCTTTTCCTGCCTTGCGGCCAGCCTTCGACGGCGCAACGGCCTTGTCGAAGTTGGCCGGGGTGACCTTGTAGACCGTGCTGCTGTTGAACCGGCGGTCACGGGTCAGCAGGCCAACGGCCTCCAGATGATCCATTGCCGTGCGCACAGCGCGCGCCGACATGCAGCAGCGCGCGGCGATGGTGCCCACCGCCGGCCAGCACACGCCATCGTCGTTGGCCTGGTCAGCCAGCGAGATCAAGACAGCCTTCTGAGTGACGCTCAGGCCTTGCAGCGGCCAGCACTGCGACATGATGATGGTCGACACGTCAGAGCCCCAGCGTCATGTTCTCGCCCGGCGCGACAGGCCACCAGGTGCACGCAGGTTTGTGGGATGTGCCGCACGGCGCCGTGGGGCCGCGCCAGATGCGTCCCTCTCGGGCCAACTCGGGCAGTCGGCGGCCCAACATATGGCGATCGAGGCCAGTCAGCGTCGACAGATGCAGGCTGCTCTGGCCAGGATGGCGAATCACAGCAGCCTCGGTCTTGGCGTGCTGGACGCGCAGCGCTCCGCTGGCGACGAGGTCGGCAGCGGCGGCATGGCTGGTGTGCGGATCAGTGGAGCGCGCGAGCGTGCTGCTCATCGGTACTACCTCGTGGAGTCTTCGGGACGTTTCAGGCCCTGAAAAGGGACAACTTCGCCGTTACTTCTCGGGAGCCGGTAGCGGCGCCCAAGTTCGCCGCGTGCCAGCTCTGTTGCAGCCTCCTCGGGAGTGATCCCCCGCGAGGCCGCGTATTGATCAAGCTGCTTTCGCTGGTCGCGCGACAGCTGAATTTCCATGGACCCTCCCCAGGGACTCGTTGGGTCCTTCAGGCCACATCACGGTCGGGGCTACGCTGTTCCAACGCGGCAAGGCCGGCCAGCACCAGGTCACGAACGAACACCGCGGGCTGACGCCCGTTGAAGTTCGCTGCCGCATCGATCAAGGCCTTTTCCGTGTCGTTGAACCGGACCTTGATCGGGTTGTCACGAAGGTTCGAAGGATCTGCGTACATATCCGTATGAGAGTTCAGGAGGGAGTTGTGAAACGAACTGCTACAGCGCGCGGCAAGTCAGGCCGCATCGACCGGGACGATTCGGTCATGGTCGAAATCCGTGGGGGCTACGGGATCAGGCGGTTTGGGCTCTCCGCCGAGCAGGCGCTGGATCTGCGGCAGCGCGGGCAACGCACCGTCTTCCGGCCACGCCTCCACCTGTTCGGCCGGGAGCTGCAGCAAAGTGGCCAGGTGCTTGTCGCTGGCAATACCCAGACGAGCGCAGAGCGCGCGCTTGCTCATGCGACTATCAACCAGGTGGCGAATGGTTGCGCCTTCCGCCGTACCGCTTTGGAGGAACCGGCTCGAATGCAACTTCAGCAACGCAAAGGCACTAGCAGCTCGTGGCGACTGTGATCGCCCTGTGGCGAGATCACCTACGGTTGATCCAGCTGCGCCAATCGCCTCGCCGATCTGGGCATACGTCATGCCCGCCGACTGAAGCTCACCGATGATGGAAGCCCAAGATTTGTCCATACCGACCACACTACGGTATTCCGTAGGCGTCAGTCAACGGCATTCCGTTACGGAGTTCCGTTCAAATGGCGAAATGGAGACTATTGGCACAAGAATTCGCGCAGAGCGCGAAGCCCAGGGGATCAGTCGCGGGGAGCTGGCGAAGTTCGCCGGCATCGCGCCGACCACTCTTTCGAATCTTGAACTGGGCTTATCGAAGTCCAGCACCGCCCTCCACAAGATCGCCGCTCGGCTCGGCGTCCATACCGATTGGCTGGAAACCGGGCGCGGCCCCAAGGGCAGCGATGGGGTTCCCGTCGCATCGTTCTCGGAGACTGAGACGCCACCCGGCTATGTTCGCTTCGACTTGTTCGAAGGGGGTGCGGGAATGGGCGCAGGGATGGTCAACCAGGACTACCCAGAGGTGGTGAAGACCATCGAGGTCGCAGAATGGGAAGTCCGCAGGAAGCTCGGTTACCTACCCAAGCCAGGCCGGATCCAGATCATCACCGGCCGCGGGCCGTCGATGAAGCCCAAGCTCGAAGACGGCGACATTGTCTGGATCGACACCAGCTGCGACTACTTCGACGGTGACGACTACTACCTGATCAACATCGGTGGTGAGACGCAGATCAAGATGCTGCAGAAGCGCGGCGACGGTCTCTACGTCGTAAGCGTCAACACTGACTTCCCGGCCTATAGGCCAGATCCTGGCGACGTGAGCATCCTGGGTAAGGCGCTGATCCATGCAGGTCTTCGGAAGTTCTAAGTAGCGAAGAAATTTCACTACTGCCCCAATTTGGGACAACAAAAAAGCCCCGCCGAGAAGCGGGGCTTTTTTTTCTACAGAGGCAAGAAAAGAAGATTACGTCGCCGCCTTCAAAAGCGGTTCAAGCATGTTCTGAAGGACCCAGCTCAAGATGCCCACGACGGCAGCACCCACCGGAATCGTGATGGTGGCAATCGCCACCCACATCTTCATGGTAGTGGGCATATGAGTGATGCGCTCCTTGATGGTCGCAACATCAAGTTCGACCGCACGGAGCCGGTCATCGAATTTCGAAAAATCAGTCATAGGTTGCGGCCCCGAACTCGACACAGGGGTTTCCATCGTCTTCAGGATCGGGGCTGACGGGCGTACTCTAACAACTACCGTTCTCAGCCCTGCTGGAGAAGACGACACGATGGCGACCGGGGGCTGAACGACAAATGTCGACCCGCCTGCCTTATCAATGTCTGCCATGGTCAGCTTGCCGCAGGATCAGCCGCGCCAGCGTGAAGATTTTGGGCCATCATCAGATCCCGAGCCTGTTCGGCCTTTCCAAGAGCATCGCGCATTTTGCAGAGCGCGTCGCAAAATTCACTGAGCTTAGGAACTGGAATGATCATCGTCGAGACGTCTTCTCGGAAATGCTCAACAGCGTTCCCTTGCGGCGTCATCTTGGCGACCTGAACGTCTTCGTGGTGGAAGATCTCTTGCTCAAAATACTCTTCCGTTAGCCGCATCCCTTCCCGCCAGAACGTGACGTGGATGAACCCGTCCGGGCTGGGCCCGTTGATGATCAAGCCACTAGCCATGGCGCTGTTGTAAGCGTTGCTCTGAACGTGCTTTACGGTCGTCTTTGCCACTACCCTTCCCCCTGTGAGCCCATCCTGGGCACGCGGATCATAGCCGCGACTACGTTTCACGTCATTAGTATCTCTACTACTTCTCCAATCCAGTGTCCCAGCCTGGCTCAGCCGTATCACTTGCAGGGGTGGTCGAGCCGTTCATGAACCAAATTCCGTAGATTCATAATTCTATACGGAATTCCGTTTGACATGACATTACGGTATTCCGTAGTCTTGCGCTGTCGCCCACCACCACCCCATCCCGGGGCCGGGCGCAGGAGATCACGCATGGCCACCCTTTCCCTGGGCGTCAGTAAGGCGCCACCCACCGTCGTAGCGATTCCATCCCTCGGCGTGGTCGCCATCAAGGTGGGGGCCGCCAGCCTCTACATTGAAATGGCAGAGGCTGACCGCCTCTCGGTGGAAATCCAGCACGCTGCGCATCAGCTGAGCGGCGAAAGCCAGGACGCCGCCGCATGAGCGCCGCCCTCGCCCACCACTCCAATGCCCAGCGCGCCGCTGCC